CGATCTCTACTGAATTAAACTTTCTGAAAAAAACATCTACTGCAAAGTTAATACTGTGAATGGATTTGAAGCATACAAAACTTACTTGGGATTAAAACTCCACTTTTCAGAACCTAGCTATGATTTTTCGAAATACAATGGAAAGGTAAAGGCATCAGTTGCTTCTTTTAATAACCGCAAAGATAGATTATTTTTCGAAAGACTATCAACACAAAAGAAAGATAATGAAATCATTGACTTTTTTGTTTCTAATTTTACTTCCCTCGATGATCCTTCTAAATTATGGATTGGTGATATCATAAGAGATGGAAACAAAAATTATATAGAATGGCAAAAAAGAATTCAATCATTATCATATATCTTTGAGCAAGAATTAAAAAATGTATTTGAGGGAAAAAACTTTCTTGATTTAATAGAAATCAAAGGGAATAGACACCCACAAATATTCAAAGAATACTTGATGAAAAATCTATCACTAGAGTCTCTAGTGATACTTGATAAAATACTTAAAATTACAGAAAAATTTGATCCAGTATTATTAGATCCAGTTTGGGAATTGAATTCAAACAAGATAAAAAAATACTCCTCATTATTAAAAATAGAGTCACAAAAATACAAAGATATCATACGAAAAGTTTTATTATGAGTTATTTTCAATCCGAAATAGTAAATAAAGAATTCCAGGAAATGTTCCAGTTGGAAGATGAGTTAGTTTCCAAGTTAATGACGACAGAAATTAATACGAAAGAAGGACTTATGGAGATTAAAAAATTAATCGAAAAACAAAAAATTGTTTATACTCGATTGAGTCTTTCTGATGATCCAGCGGCAAAAGAATATAAGAAAAAATTTGACGAAATTGTATCTAAAGTATTTTCAAAAAATGATTCCGTCATTAATATTTACAATGCAATGGAAGATTACATTACTTCATTAGAAGAATCAATGTAATCTAGGCTTTGGAACCTTTAAGCAGCCAGTTAAAATCAACCGTATCTACCGTAAAACAAATGAACTTTAGCGATCTCAAAAAACAGTCTTCACTTGGCGCACTTACCGAAAAGCTTCTTAAGGAAGCCGAAAAACTTGGAGGCGCTCCAAATGTAGAAAATCAAAACGTATTTAAGCTAGAAACCGATAAGGCTGGCAATGGTCGTGCCGTAATTCGATTTCTTTCCGCTCCTCCTGGCGAAGACATTCCATTCGTGAAGCTATACAATCATGGTTTCCAACATAATGGTAAATGGTTCATCGAAAACTGCCCTACCACTCTAGGTAAGGATTGTGAACTTTGTTCACGCAACAGTGAACTTTGGAATTCAGGATTTGATTCAGATAAGGATATTGCTCGTACTCGCAAGCGTAAACTGAGCTACTATTCAAACATCTACGTCGTTAGCAATCCAGCTAATCCAGAACTGGAAGGTAAAGTAATGCTCTTCCGTTATGGTGCAAAGATTTTTGAAAAGATCAAGTCTGCAATGAAGCCAGAATTTGAAGATGATACTCCAATCGAAGTATTTGATTTCTGGAAAGGAGCAAACTTCCGTCTTCGTGTCAAGCAAGTTGCTGGATATCCTAACTATGATGATAGCATCTTTGAATCAATCTCCCCACTTCTCGGTGGTGATGATGGCAAACTAGAAGAAGTCTGGAAATCCGAACTTTCTCTTCAGGAACTTGTCTCATCAGATAAGTTCAAGTCTGAGGAAGAGTTTAAAAAGCGTCTTGATTATGTTCTAGGTAACAAAGGTCCTTCTGGTAGTTCTGCAGTTGCAGAGCAAGAAGAAGAACTAGCAACCATGTTTACCAAGAACAAAGGTGAGGATGAGGATATTATGAAAGAACTAGTAGATACTTACTCTCGTAGTAAGGATTCTGGTTCTGAAGATAATGATGATGCCTATTCTTATTTCGAAGAACTGGCAAATGCATGATAAGGAAGGAGCCGAAAGGCTCCTTTTTTTATTGGTAAATTCTGATATTATCTGCTCTCTTTAGATTCTTATTAATGTATTGATCTCCACCTGGTTTATAATAACTGTATTTCTCTGCGTCGTTCAATATAACACCAAGATATTCAGGTTTTAATATATAAATGTTTCTTTTTTTCTCTTCCAATTCAAGTTCATAATCATAGTTTGTAACTTCTTCTATGAAATCTACAGAAGGAACTCGAATCAATTCTCTTAGCATATTATCATAATATTCATAATACAGTTGTCCATCAATATTAATGTATCCAACATTTGAAGTAATTGTAGATTCCCAGTTATCACTAATTATTTGATTTCCTGGCAACACCAAATAGTTATTTGAATCTCTTATTTCAATTGTCTTTCTGTGATTTACGTTGTATAATTCTTCATAACTACCATATTTTTTAAGCAGATAATTATTGAATGAAGTTTCTGGATATGGCCATTCATTATAGAGGTCTATAATATTATTGCATAATAAGACTACCCAATCCAATTCAGAATCGTTGTAAAATTTATATGCAATATTATCTGGTCTTTCATCTCCAACCACACTATACTTAGTAAAGTATGTTACATTTTGAAAAATGTCACTTCTAAGTATTGACTTTTTAAATAAATTTTTTGCCGTGACATAATCTGATATCTTTGCATCTTTTGCAAGACTTACATATTCAAAGTTTGGAATGGTGCTGAAATAGGATGCCATATTAGTAACCTATGCTTATGTTTTTGTCTTCTTCATTGGCTAGATCTCCAGTTAAATAATCTTCATCATAAACTGGAAGAAGTTCTTGAAACTGTAAAGTTAATTCATACGATGTCATAGTACCGTCTACATATGGAGCATAAAGATTTGATGGAGTATAATTTACTATGCAACTTTGTAATGCTGATGTTTTTATTTTGTTTAATCCTATATGTTTTTGGTTTCCATTAAATACATATTCGATATTGAATACATTAGGTGATTTTAAAAAATAATTACTTGCGGCAATTCTAGGCGCCATGTTTTGCTTGAAGCAACGAATAATTTTTCTTACCACGGCTCCTTCTTCTGGTGATCTTGGAGTAAGTTTAATGGTATAAGTAAATTGTCTAAGATTTACTTTATTGAATAGAAGTTCCACATTTGGGTTTAACATTGCGCCAGTAAGACGAGTAACGACGTTACTGCTACTCTTTGCTAACGTTCCGGCTGCGGCTGCTTGCATTACTTTTACTACATCATCACCAACATCCCCCAATTGTTCCCTTATATTATTTGCTCCTTGTTCCACCGACAACGCACTTCCACCAGTAATTTCTAAAGATATATTTGCTGCTGCCATTTCCAACAATCCCATTCGGTCTTCTCCCCACCCAACAGAATTATTGTCATTTATATTCGTTTGAATTGGCAAATATATAGTACCAAAAACATTTGTTTTTCTTGGATCTGGATCTGAATTTTTTTTATATTCTTTTTTTACAAATTGTCCTATTCTTCCACCCTGATCTAATCCACCAAATTTACTTGGAATATAATTAAATATTGTAAATTTTATATAATCTAATTTTGTATTTTCGCTTTTTAGTGGATATCTCATGACTCCAAAGTCTTTGGATTCTTTATCCGCTTTTATTTCTAATTTATTTAATTCTGTTTGTGGGGACACTGGTCCTGATGGATTTTGTGCTTCGCCAGATGGAGTGTTTTTATAATATGGTGAATCTGAAAGTTCGGCCTTTGTAGTATCTGGAACATTTGGATTTAATCTGGTTACTTCTTTTGTTTGAAATTTTAATGTTGGTTCTAGCCTTTGCAGGTAATCTGCAACTCCGGGACTATTATAAAAATTTTGAGCAAAACGACTTGTACCAACTTGATATTTTCCTTGCGGATTTCCAGTTACAATTACTGTACCCTCAACTCTATCTTCTACTTGAAAAGACATAGTTTTACTATCAATTCTAATTCTAGCTGCTTTTACTAAATCACCACCAAATGCATCCTTGCTAGGTATATTAATATCCATCACGTATATTGAACTTTCTGCCTGGTTTGGTGGAAATTTATCATACCCTCTGTAATTAGGTGTATCTGCCATTTTTATATTCTTATATTATATCTATTTATCGTTTATTAATAAAAATAGGACGAAATGAAGGAACTTGAAGAATATATTCCAATTCGTGCATTTCTATATTATAAAATCTACTTCTCACTCCAGTAAATACATAACTTCGAATTGGATTTTCAATGTACTCTGGATTTCTTTCCCAATGATAATTTAATCCTTTCCATCCATTATCAAACTTTGATGTGATAATCGCAACTGGATGTAGATCATACCATTTACCTTGAGTTGTTGCGACATACTTAAAGGTATAGAGTTTACCTATTCTCATAGTTGACTCTTCTCTATTTAACTTGTAAAGTATTCTTCTTAGAATATCAAAATAATATTCTGGTGTTTTATTGGGAGGTAAATTATCTATTAATGTTTTGAATGTATAAAACTCTTCCTTTTCTTTTTCTAATCTTAATTTTTTTTGTTTTATATCTTGTGTGAGATAATTTTTAGACTCTGGATATTGTATTATCTTTTTTTCTTCAAATTCAATCTGCTTTTCCTGCATTGCAAATGCATCTTCTTGTGCTTTTCCTGCATTTGTAAATATAGCTTTTAATTGTAAAAATACTCCCCAGATTCGACGAGCAGCATTACTGAGTGGTTTTATGTTCATTAGATTCCTTTGTCCATTTTGGTTAGTTTTTAATTAATAAATTTCCCACCTGTTTTCAAAATAAAGTACCTAGAAATACCTGTTTTTTCTACAGCTTCAGATATGGAATCATATACTGTTCCATTGTAGAGAACTTTTTTTCTTCTGGGACTTGGCCTGCCTTTCATCATTTCACTATGTTTTTTATGTTTCTCTTTATCGTTTCTATTCTTTTCTGTCATTTTTTTTAAATTTTCTGTATAGTAAGACATTGGCCTTGGATTATTTTTTAATTTTTCCTTCCAAGTATTTGATATTTTTTGTCTTACTTCTTCTGGAACTGTTCTCCCCTTCAAACTTATTTTATTTGCATTACCTATTTTTTCTTTAACTTCTGGTCTTTTTGTAGGACTATTTTCGCCATACATTTTGGGTGGAGAATTACCACCATCAGCTATATTCATTAAGATACCTGTGCCATTACATTTTTTGCCAAACACTGCAATCATATAAACTTCGTGTTTGAATGCTTCTTCTTCTGTTAAATTTTCTTTTAACTTAATAATTTTACTTTTATCTTTTGGTGGTTTGCAATTCTTCCCATACTTATCAAATAATCTTTTCCCCTTTCCTTTACCAATGTAATATGGCGTATTATCTTCTCTTAAATAAGCATATGTGTAATATTCATTCATTTTATATTAGTTCTAATTATTTTATTATTTATATTTAAAAAAGATCATCTTCTGTGATGATCATAAATTCTATATTTTTTCCCTCACAAAATTGTTTTGCTGCTTCCCATTTGCATTGATTCTTTTGATACGTTGCCATTTCGGTTAGCCAAGTTTTTGTCTTCTTCTTTGGTGTTTGCGTTGGCATCATAGTTTGTCTTTTTGGTTTTATTTCAATCATATATTTTTTTATAATTCCATTCTTATCTACAACTTCAATAATAAAATCTGGATAGTATCTTCTTTTCCTTCCTGTGCTTGCATCAAAATATGGAATCGCAATTTCTTCCGATGCATACTTTAATATGTTTGGATCATTATCGCACCATTTTAGAAATCTTCTTTCCCAGTCAGATCGAAAGATAATGTTGTTTGGATTTCCAACATATTTTTCTGGATGAATTGGATGATATATTCCTTGATTATATTTTGTTTCTCTTTTTTGCACACTAAATAATAGATAAGATATAGTATATTTATGGCACAACACACCTCAAAGCCAAGAAATATGTCTGACATTGTAAGGACTCTTTTGAATCCTGCAATGACATCTCATTATGAGTGCGCCATTATTCCAAACTCAAAAACAACAACATGGATTAAAGATTATAGAAATTTAATATATGATGAGACATTGACAACCCTATCTTGTTCTTCCGCAACTTTACCTGGATCTACCTTGTTTACTCATGAGGCAACAAATGATTTTACTGGTGTTACTGAAAAAATTGCATATAGAAGATCATATGATAATAAATCAGATTTTACTTTTTATGTAGATTCAAACTATAACATTATAAAATTCTTTGAATATTGGATGCAATATATTGCAAATGAACAAGCAAACAATATTGAAGGTAGCAATTATCATTATAAAGTAAATTATCCAGAAAATTATAGAGGAATTATTGTTATAGACAAATTTGATAGAGACTATAATAAAGGAATACGATATACTTTTGTTGATGCATATCCTACAGATATGCCATCAATGCCAATAGGATATGAACGCTCTAATGTACTAACTACCACAGTTTCCTTTACTTATTCTCGTTATTTTATTGGTGATGCAGTTGTAGAAATCTCACCCGACAAGTTAAATCCTAATAATACTGGAAACTTTTTTGTTCCGGTTCCTGGTGAACCATTACCAGCTTAGTCTAATAAATAACTCAATATAAACCTTATTATTAATTTAATATGCCATTACCTAAGATTGTTGCACCAACTTTTGAGCTAGAATTGCCATCAACAAAAGAGACAATAAAATACAGACCATTTTTGGTAAAAGAAGAAAAACTACTTCTACTTGCATTGGAAAGTGAAGATCCAAAACAAATAACAAATGCAATCAAGACAGTAATTAAAAATTGTCTAGAGACAAAGACAGTAAAAATTGAATTGCTCCCTACTTTTGACATTGAGTTTTTGTTCCTTAATATTAGAGCAAAATCAGTCGGAGAAGAAGTTGAAGTTTCTATTATTTGTCCAGATGATAATGAGACTACTGTTCCAGTAAAGATTGATATTGAATCAATCAAAGTTATCGAAAATCCAGAGCATACAAATAAAATTAAAATTGATGATAATGTTATGATGGAGATGAAGTATCCATCTTTGGATCAATTTATTAAAAACAATTTTGATTTTTCAAATCAAAATGTAACTGAACAATCCTTTGAGATGATTGCAAATTGTATTGGTAAAATTTATACAGAAGAAGAAGTCTGGACTGATTCTGATGTGACAAAGAAAGAGCTAATTGAATTCTTAGATCAAATGAATTCATCTCAATTTAAACAGATTGAAAAATTCTTTGAGACTATGCCAAAATTATCTCATAAGATAACCGTGGTAAATCCAAAAACAAAAGAAGAATCTGAAGTTACTCTTGAAGGGTTATCAAGTTTTTTCGCATGAGCATGGTCCACATGGACCTTGAAAATTATTATAGATTAAATTTTTCTCTAATGCAATACCATAAATATTCATTAAGTGATATTGAAAACCTCATTCCATTTGAACGGGAGCTTTATGTGACTATGCTAAATCAACATTTAGAAGAAGAAGAAGCTAAAGCCAAATCAGGAAAATAAATGGCAAACAATTGGTCTATTGATAATTTAAAATTAACTCCAACACAAAAAAAGGCAGTAAATGAGTTTATTTACTATTTGCTGCCTACTAATTATCCTGACCAAAAATTTAAATATTATGCCGCAAAGTGGTTTATCAATCATAAATTTGATAAGACTCAATATACTAAGTTTATAAATGAAGCATTTAATGATAAAATTCACAATGCATATACAGAAGAAATTAAAAAATATATAACAAAAGAAGACAAAGATAATAATATTAAAGTTACTCCACCAACTCCTACAGTAAGGTCTGTACGAAATTTTGTTAGTGGAAGGAATTTACAAGATTCTGCAATAAATATAAGAAATGTAGAAGCTGCAAATTCAAAAAATACAGATGATATTAAAAAATTATTAAAAGGAAATAAATTTATTGAAGATGAACTACCAGAAAATCTTAAATTTGGAGCCCCAAATTATAATTTAATTGAACTGGAATTTGAATCTGATTTTGATAAGGCATGTTATAT